GGGGGTTTCAATAAATAAAATAGGCGTTTAACGCCTATAAATACATATCGACGTAAGGTGCTTAAACCTGACAACTATTTATATACCCCCGTCGTCAGGGGGTTAAAGAACTTATAAAAACCAACCTTTATAAATGTTGCTGTTCTTTGTAGCAACGAAAGGTGCACTAGCTATATCCAAATAAGGAGATTTCGGCTTGTCGATTAGAAAAACGGGGGCCATAGAATGATGACCCATACGAGACTCATCTGTTAATCCTGTTGAATAATTGACTCTGAGGGTTACAGTTTCGGTGGTATGACTATTGGTAGCATAAATAAGTATATTACCAAAATCACTGGATGAAAGTGGCAATTTATTCATGCCTGGATGTAATTTGTTGGGAGAACCCATAAATTTATAAAAAGTTACATCGGGAATAACAAACTCATAACAAACTGAGTTAATATCTTCATGTACTGGAGCTATTTGCAGAGGTAAATTACAATATGATGTTGAATCATTAGTTTGGATATTAACAAATGGATGACAAGCTGTGAATGAAGCTGTATGAAACGTTAAACCTGGTGGTACATAAAAAATCTTAATATCCATATTGACTAGTGGTGATGCATTAGCATTAAAACTATTCCTTGAAAACTCTAGAAAAAACTTAAAACCTACACTTTTAGAATAGTACATTAACGACAATAATGCCGTAGGTGTACGAGGTATACTTACGTCATCTCTTGTTATATATATACCTTCGGCAACAACATCATCCAAAGAAATCACCAAACTATTAGAGGCCGCTGGACCCACACCGAAAGTTCTAAATTGATTCAAATACATACGTCTTAAATGTGGTCTAATGTCAAAATTTGGAAGTAGTCTATCCATATACCTTGTAGCTAATTGCTTTGTATCTCTATCAATATTCTCTTGTTGTTCTTGAGGTTCATTCATAACTCTAATGGCTTCACCACCACTCTGAGCCTTAAAAGCTAAAGGAGCTCCAGTCGGAATTACAGCTTCAGGTAAATCTAATAAAAAAGGACGAATAGCTCTACTATTATAACCGTAAAAAGTCAAATTGGGTTCTCCTACCATATAAACGTTAAATTCAACAGTAGTAGGTGAACCGTCACTATTAGCTAAAGGTTGCGCTAAATAAATATAATATAATCCATGTAAAAAAGCCTCTAAATTTTGATCCTCTGAACAAGGCATCAATTCATTTCTAGATAAAAATGGTAAAACAATTTCATGCTCCTGTCCTCCTTGGGTAAATTCCATTAAATGTGAAGGAGCATTAGCAACCGTCTGATACAAAGGAGATCCTGTTAATGCGTTTGCCGGTGGATTATACATCTTAATTAATTTTAATTTACATTGTTGCTTATTATTCATCACTGATTGTATAACAATTCTTAAATCTCCACGCCACGCTCTATGTATAGTATGTAGCAACTCAAGATTGTTTGTTGCTGTTACTACGGTCGCATTATTTCCTATACCTCCTTGAAAGGGGGATATTGGTCTAATCCAATATAATTTCCCCACAGCGTCGTTTACATTAACTTGAAACGACCCTAGCATTTGTCTTTTTGAAGTAATGTGTGAAATAGACATCTCATCAACATCTGATCCGAACAAAGGGCTATTCATAACTCTATTATAATTCACACTCGGATCCAATTTCTCAAAAAATTGTTCGGCATCTGTTACATTTTGAAAATTTCTGTTATTCATTATCATTCTAGTATTTATATGCGCATTATTAGGGTTATGCAAACCAATCAATCCAGCCAAAGAGGAAGCTAAAGCATCAACTCCCATATCGATAAAATCTCCAGTTACACTTTTCAATCCATTCTTTGTCATTGTTGTCAACGACGGAGTTTTCTCTTCAGTTTTACATTTACCAGATTGCGCAGCCCAAGTTGCAAAACGAGGACTAGGCACTAAAATATCTAAATTTTTAAAACAAGCTTCAATTATAATAGTAAGCGATGTGGATGAACCAGTTGATGGAGCTAAAGGATTTAAAACCAAAAAAGCTAATGTAGCATAATTACCTTTAGTACCATTCAAATCTAATGTAGATTCTGTTGTATCCATAGTCAATGTCGCTAAATCAGTATTACAATACCACGGAATAGTTAGATTAACCGACGTAGCTTCATTAGCGTGTAAAAAAGCATGTGGCGAAGACAAAAACGTATTAATCATTTGTTTACCATTATTAAGGTTAACTGTTGGATAAGTCAATAAAGGAGGAAGAGCAGCTACCAAAATACAACCCGCATGGGTAATGGTACCTGCCATTGAAATGTTCAAAACTAAATCAGATCTATATAAAGTAGCTATTTTCATGGCTTGTAATAAAGCCGTATTTGACCTAATTATATCACCAGGTAGCGATCTTATGGGCGTGTTTAAATATGAAAATCTAGGAGCAGTATTTGGAAATGAAACTGCACCAGCATAAAAAGGTCTTTCAATAAATGGTTTAGCATCAATTCTATAAGCTTCTGGTATAGAAATATTAGTGAACATGTTGTTAGAAATAGAGTCTACTTTTTGTATTTCTCTTGTAGAAACACTGGCTACAGTAGTAACCAAGGATTCTTTCGTTAAATTAAAATCTTCATTTGCAATATTCTTAAAATTTTTGTCTATATTATTATTTGATTGAGTATTTAAAAATTTAAACCTTCGCAATACTAAACTAAGGTACATTTCGTTTATTATTAAGATTAAAAGGATCTAGCTAGAAGAACGAATACTTCTATTATAACTGATAATTCCTTATTAACCTGTTAATTTTTGAAAAGAATTAACTAAACTTTGATGGATCTCCATCACCGATGTCATTTCTTCTTCTTCAAATTGTGAAATAAGATTTACCAAGAGATGTTAAAATCTCAAGGTAACCTTCATCATCAGTCAAAATCTTTTGCACTCGATTAACATCCAATTGTTTATACATAGGGGCCTGATCTTTAAAAAATTCAGATAATAGTTTATATAACGCTGGTGAGTGTATATAGGCTTCTACTAACACTGCGTTAATTTTACCTTGCATAGCCTCATCATAGTTTTTTGTTCCATCTACGTATTGAAATGTATTTATTATAGTCGACAAAGATAAACAACCCATATATTTATTTAAAACGGGATGATACCTAAAATGTCTTTTCAAATAGTTGAGTTTCGAAAAATCATGTCCCTTAGTTTGAATAGGTGTTTTATCACCATTAGTGCAAGTCATTCCCAACGACTCAGCGGTTTCTTTCAGAGTCTGTAAATTAAAAACATTAGATAAATGAGTAGGAGTTCCAAATATATCGTCATCGCCAGTTACATAAGAAACAACATCCATAAAATCTTGGACAGACGGATTTTCTTTATTCCTATAAATTGTCAATGCTTGAATAGCTTTATTAACCAAACAATTTAACAATAACGTCAACCACGTACCTGACGGCATTCCGTGCGTTGTCGCGTACAATTCGTCTGACACCAGGACCATAGATCTCACAATCGAGGTACCTAAAAATTCCAAAACCTTAGGATACTTTCCTACATATCGCCTTTGAAAAATCTCAAAAATCCTAAACATTATCCTAGCATTCAACGTTCCATCCCAGCCTCCATAATCAGCGTCGCCGACGATATCCATTCCTTTCAATTTCAATGCTAACTCGTGAAAATCTTTATAAGGATTAAATCCTACACAAACACCAGTTTCATGCATATTTTTCTTGAAATGAAGTGCTATATTGCCACATATAACCTTAGTCCAAAAAATATGAGTAATAGGCATTACTCGAATCGTTCTCGGTTTATCAGCTTTCTCTTCATTACGTAGTTCGTTAACCTTAAAAACCTCTTTAGATAAAAAATCTTTGAATTCCGGAACGCCTTTTTCCACTCTTTCTCTAAAAGCGTTAAACTCAGACCAACCATATTCCGTTATAACTTTTCTCTCAAAATCAAAAAACATCTCTTTTTCCTTAACGTGACCATAACCATTAGCAGTATCTTTAGCCATCGCCGCCAACTCACCTCCAAAAGCAGCTTCGTCGAAACAAACATCGTCAAATTTCTCAGGCATAATGTGTGATATACAATCGTCAATAAACTGCAACTCATTATCATTAACAAATCCTTGCAGTTTAAAGGCCTTAACAGACATTTCTTTTAACTTTTCAGCCGGTCTTGGTGATAAATTAGGGGGTTGTCTATTATTTATATTCTTGTCAGGTACGGACGATAACTTATCCTCTGGATCATGGTGTATTAAACCTATTAATCGTCTAGTTTCAGCATTAATATCTCTATGTAATAATGAAGGCGTCATTGGAACATCTCCACCTACATATGAAACTTGAATCTTATCATTGTCATATCTTAATCTAGCTCCAGAAAAGTTCTCTTTTATCCTTCCATCTATATCAAATGACATACCCTCACCTTCGGGTGTTATCAACAGAGATCTAATCGAATCAACAATATCTTCACTAGGTGTTACGCAAAAACCTGATACACCATCACCTGCTACGTGAACCCCAACGATGGAACCATGAGGATTAACCATTAAAGTACCACAAAATCCATCTCCTTGCACATTAGTCATCAAACCTGAAAAGGGTCTATGTTTATAATGTATACCATATGCAGTATACGTTATTTCCTCTTTATTGCGTTGAAAATGTTGTCCTGAAATCATAGGTATGATGCCCATAGACGAAACCAAGTACATATAAGGTTTAATTTCCCCTCTTGATTCAAATAATACTTTTGGTGCTTTATAAGCCATCATAGTTTTATCTAATCGATACACACACAAATCCACGGAAGGAAAATCTTTCACCTTGATTATGGTTATAGACTCTTGCTCAATATGTTGATTTTTAAAATGATCATAAGAATTATAAATGTTGATAACAGCCATATCAGCGCAAGTGTGGCTATTTAATAAAATGGATCTACCTCCCACCACAGCTTGAGATGAAAAATGAGTCCCATCCTTCCGAATTCCGGTCACAAACCTTACACTCTTTTTAACAACATTTAAAACAACCTCTGTCAAAACCATATCTTTAACTCCAGTTGTACCCAAAAACTCAGTATTATCAGAAGCTTGCTTTTCCCACTCATAATCCATATTTCCATCTTGATGTTCAATTGTAGAAACATAATGGTTTATTAAAACCGAAATAACAAACACGCCAAAAAATATGAATTGAATTGTAACTTGAACAAAATCAGCATCATCCAAATTGAAATACCAATAATAAAATCGTCTAGGTAAATTATAAATGGATGATAAAAAATCTCTGGTATACTTACCATATTTTGCTCCACCTTTTAAATCTTCTTCAGGCATATATCCTTGATGTTCAGGATAGACATTAAATTCACAATCATTTATAATAGCCAGTCTGGCGTTATTCAATATAACCATCAAAACATTATGTAACTCCTTTAATTCAACTGGTGCCTTATCGGGATGATACTTTAAAGCCAAAGCTCTAAAGGCTTTAGTCACGGCTGTCGCTGATGCTGTTCTACTAATGCCCAATACAACAAACGGATCATTAGAGGACAATATTCTTCTAATTTCTTCTTTATCATCAGGCATCTTACCATTAATTAATGTAGTAAAGAAAGAACTTAAGAACCCGACAAAATTATTCAGGCGATTGGTAAAAGCGGAGTACCATTCTTTAAATATTTCTCCTCCATTTAAAAACTCCTCAAGTGACGATCTTAACATTCCAAAATAGTCACCAATCTTAAACTGAGCTCTGTATGTATAACCACCAGTGCTCTCTACTTCCCTTAAAGCTTTATCAATATCGTCAAAATCATCATCAGAAATCACAGATGATTTCCTATTCTCCTCTTCGGTTAAATCTAAATGGTTAAATATGGACATCACATAAATAAGACTTTCCTTGGTATTCAACCCTTCTTGACTAGTTGGATAAGAATCAGTTTTATTATGATACAAAAATTCATTCTTAAACGTATTCGTATCTTTATAATCATACTTATAATACTTAATATCATTAGTATGCTTACCTGACGGCGATTCTCCTTTTGTTACTTTTAAAACATGAGCTCTTCTGAATAAAGCTCCAGGTTCGGCAATACAATCAGATGACGTAAAAGAACTTAACTCTGTGAACTTATTCGTAGTCACTATAATATATTTGCTATTAAAAAATTTTGTGTTCTTTTTCTTAGCCTCTGCGCACTCAAGCGGATATTTAATAGGAGCTACAAAATTAATAATAGTCCTCCATTGAGATACACCTTGCTGACCCACATCGTCCATAACGAAAACGTCTTGATTTTCATAATCATCATAAAAATCTTTACCACCCATAGTAGGAGGTACCGTATGCACATACACAGATTTATTTTTCCTAACTAAATACTCGACAATATTATTCATCAATACAGACTTGCCGCTACCAGGAGCTCCTTCTAGAACAATACAAATGGGTTCATCTCGCCTAGATACGTCAAAATTCTTTATATATTTCATAAGATTATTGCAAAATCCATCCCACGTGAGTTTAAAATGCTTATTATCACTATTATCGACGTATTCTCTAAAATTTTGATCTTTAATCAATTTATCATGTAGTGTCTCACAATCAACCCTAAACTTTGGATCCATTATGACACTCGCATCGCTGACATATCTGGAATATAAAGCAACGACTTCCTTAATTTTATTATAACAAACGATTGTAGAAAATAAATAGTCCACAGTGATCTCAAAAAATTCAGTCATACCATTTAATGACGGTATAGTCTTAGTCATCCACGAAAGGAAATTTTTAGTTATGTCATAAAACAGAGTAATAATAGTCATAATCATGTTAGAATTAAATAATTTCCTCCCTGTCAATTCAGTAAAAGTCTTAATAGCATCCATAATCGATTTAGGAATTCCAATCGCACTGAGCATTAATACCACCGAATCAAATGTAATATCGTTAAGAAAATAAACTTGTGGTCTAAAAGCAGCGCGAATTTTAGAAAACCGATTATAAATGGAATACATCGACATCAAAGTCGAAATAACCTTAATCGGAGTCATCCATCCTTCTCTAATATCTAAAATCATCCTCATAACATCGAACAAAAACATAGCAAAATCTTCCGAAAATAACGCTGAGACACCGTTTGAAATTCCTCTAGCAGTACTAACCATATTCGATATCCTGTCATAAACCTGTTCCAATATCTGAGCTTTAAATTTTTGTTTTTTATAAATAACCAAGAATTTAAACCCATCCACATCAAAAAACTTAACCTTTTGACCTATATCTGATCTTTTCTTCATATCCTTACTATTACTACCCAACATAACATTGGTTCGCTCATCATATATATAATGAACTTCGTCAGAATACGAAGTCTCATAAAAACTTATACCGAGAGAATTGATTTTAGCTTTAGCAAATAATTTGCTAATAATATTTTTGTTTAAGCTTCCGGCCTGCAAACCTTCCGCTCTAGCGCTTTTACTTTGTTCATAGTTTGAATTCATTTTATCGCTTGTTTCTTTTATCGTACTTTTCATTATTGTTAATTAAACGTCCTGCACCCGGATCAGGTAACATTTCACCATGTCTTGGTACTCAGTTCTAATTAAGCCTAAACTGAGCTAAAAAAGGAAGGTTATTTAATATACAATATACTCAAGAATCATAATAAAAATAATTACTAAACTTTTAGATAGCTATATCGCCACGAATAGATCGTGTCAGAACGTTCTCTTCCGAGACTGCGCCTTTCACTAAAGGACCAATCCAATACACATCGCAGAACCACTAAATAAGAATAGTAACACCCTTACTAATCAACCTGAGCATCGTAACTAGGGAAAAAGAATATTTTTGCGAGTTAAGGCATTCTCCACACAATACAAGATATAAAAATACATCCCAAACCTTCAGGCTTGTACTTCACATACCTTTTCTTGAGTGGTTCCAACGAATCCATTATAATTAACCAATAGTTGCAGCTACTGGAAGCATATAATGTCAACGCTCTTTTTTATTTTTATAAGAAGAAGACGAAGTTACGAATATCGTCAAATAATAATAAAAAGAGTAAAACTAAAAATAAAACGCTCTAAACTAATAAAACAAAATTAAAAGTTTGATAGTTCTCTATCAACGAGAATAAAAACATATCGTAATGTAAGCTGACGCCAAGACTCACGCCGCCGGGACCGTAGGCCCGGACGCACGTAGCTTAGAGCCAACGTACATCCACG